CAGCACCGGAAACCAGTTATGAAACGTCTTTCAAAGAGATTCCTTGCGGGGGGGGTCATCTTCGGTTCGCCTGACGATGCCAATGCAAATACTGTCGCGAGTTATCAACCGACCTTTCGAGCCCGCCAACGATCAAATCGACATCCAATTTAAAACCCGCAAACGCAACCCAAGCTTCAACGCCTCCATCAAAGAAAAACGTTTTTAAGCTCATAACCTCGGGAACAGTTTCGAACGTGGCTACTGCTTTGCTGCTTGTAAGCTTGCCAAGGTTTTGGGGGATTGTATTGCCGTTCATGTCGATAAGTTTTGCGTGCCTTGCTGCTCGCCAATCGCGAACGCCTTGCTCGATGACTGCCGCGGCTAAGTAGTGCGCGGCATCTTCATCCATCTATGAATCCAAAATTTCTTGATCCACTTGTTTCATTTTCTTTTTCAACTCAATCGCCTTGAGCTTGTCGTCTCTGCTTTCGTATTGGAATCCGTCTGCATAGTGATTGCCCCGTGCCCGTAGCTCATCGATTTGATCTTGGTACACTCTCCGTTTCTCCTTTAGCTCGGATATGAATGGTTTCTTGCCATTTGAATAACTCCCGTTTGGTTTGTGTGCTTCGCCCATTGCCGTTTCCAATTGAGCCAACACGTTGCTAAGCGGGTTGGTTTCAACTGCTGCTTTGATTCGGTCGGCCAACCGCAAGTGAAACGCTTCGACGTAATCTTTCACGGGATTCTTTCCCCACATCCAGTTTCCACGCTCAAACGAGTCAAACACTTCACGAACCTTGGCTTCGTCCCATTTGTTGAATGTCTCCAAAAAGAATGACAAGGGGGGAGGTTGGTCAGGTTGGTCAGGTTGGTTGGTTGGCTTACCGACCCCGCCTCCGTCTCCGTCTCCGTCTCCGTCTCCGTCTCCGTCTCCGTCTAGGCGGTCAATTGACGGTCGTGTGACTGTCATGTGACCGTCATTTGACTGCCCATTGACCGTCAATTGACCGTCATCGGGGTTTGGAAACTTGGAAACTTGCTGCCGTGTGCGTTGTTTAAAGTTCAAAACCTCAATGAATTGGCGGTTTTTGGTGTCCTTGTAGCGTTTCAAGACTCCCGCCTGTTCACACGCATCGCGCCAAATGCCGACTTGGGCATCATCAAATTTGTGCAATGGGAACAAATTGGCATTCAAAAGCCTATCGTGACCGTGAAAACGGCCAAAGTCGTCTGCCTTCATTAAAAGCCGGGTAAAAAAACGTTCTTCCTCGGCCGTCAAATCGTTCACCGCATGGCTATCAGTCCAATCTCTGAGTATCCTGTTTGGCATGGCTCAAAACGGCACGTCGGCATCATCAATCGGGCTTTTGTTTGTGGGCTCACTTGGGGCAGGGTTGTCGCTTTTGCCGCCCACGAAGTTGAATCTTTCCAATATCACGTTCAGCTTGTGCCGGCGTTTGCCGGTTGCTTGGTCTTCCCATTCGTCCATTTTTAAACGTCCCTCAAGCAATATTGCCCGGCCTTTTTGCATATGTTTGCCAATTGTTTCGGCCGTTTTTCCAAAGGCGTCCACGTCAACGAATGTTGTTTCTTCGACGCTTTGCCCGTCTTTGTCGGTGTATTTCCGATTTAGTGCCAAACTCAGCTTGGCGACTGCCGTGCCTTTTGGTGTGTATCTCAATTCCGGGTCACGGGTCAGGTTTCCCATTAATATCACTTTATTGAATGCGTTCATTTTGTGTTTTGGTTCTTATTAGTTTTTGAAGCGTTTTGTCGCTCAAAGTTTTTTTAATTCTGATTATTGGCTTACCTCTAAAATTGAAATTAAACATCCGCTTTTGTCTCCATACTGTTTTGTTGTTGTCAGGTGCGTCACTTGGGAATCGTCGTGCCAAATTTTAAGCTCGGTTAATACGTCTAAAACGGCCTTGGCTAGATTGTCACAATCGGGTTTTTTTATGTGAAAGTCGGGCGCGTCGTCTTTTAATAAATGCGAATATTTTCCCGATCTAAAATGCGACTTGGGGCGTTCAAATATAAAACCCAAGTTGACGCTGATTGAGCCGGCTAATGGTTGCACGGGTTTCACGCCTTCGTTGATTACTGCAATTTTTACCGATTGGCGCCATCCCTTGACGTTGCTTGGGGTATACATTCGAACAACCCCATTGATTGCAACGGCCCGCGGTCGGGGTTGCGGTTTGGGAATGCCGGCGGCAAAGAAATGACCTAGATGCGTATTCATTTCAGATCAACAAACTCGGCAAGCACCTTGGCCCGATCTTCGGCCAAATCTTTGTGAACATGACAAAAGTTGTTTACTCGTTTTCGAGCATACGAAACCGTTGAATGACCGCGGTTAAACACTTTGCCGGTTGTCTCCTGACTGAGCCCCGCAATTTGGCAAATGTCCATTGCAACAGATCGTTGCCATGACAATAATTCCGTTCGCTTTTGGCCCTTTAGTTCGTCAAATGTTGTGCCGTATATTTCGGCAACTCTTGAAGCAATCCTTTCACCGAGTTCGATGTTGTTGTTGTTTCGGTTTGGCCGCGTGTTTTTAAATGTTTCACCGTTCACCGGGCGCATTGGGGGCAATTTGTCATTCATCGAAAATATGCTTTGCCAAGCTTGGCGCGTTTTGTTTTTTGGTTGTGTTGCCCTCTAAAATGTTGGCAATCGTTTCGTCGAGTTGTTTGCCCTTGTGCCCTGTCTTTTGCTTGATCAACCCTTTCAGCTTCGTTTTGTTAACGTCACAAATGCCGGCAAATTCCTGACCGTCAACGCCGTGAATTGCCGCATTGTAAAACACGCCTTCGGGGTTTGTGATTTGTTGACGTGTGGCGCCCGGCTTTAATTTGTAGCCCGGAATCGCTTCGGGGTTTTCAGTTAATGCCGCTTTGGCGTTTGCCTCGATCTTGGCAATGACCTTTTTGACGATGGCGCATTTCTGCAAAATCTCCGCGTTTGGTATTAGCATCAAATTCGATGCGTTTGCTTCAAGTTCGGTCATGCTCTTTTCAGTTTCGGGGCAAGTTGTGTTGGCTTTGCAATATCGGCATCCGCTTTCGCTTGCGTGGCGGGGCGCATTTGGGGCGTTTACAGTTTCCAACAATTGCAAAATGTAGTGATATGAAAATTCAATGTCGGCTTGGTCGTACATGCACGAAGTCCATTGTTTTTCGGTCGCTCTTGGCTGAAGTATGCAAGTAGTGATCGTTTCAAATGGCCCGTAATTGTGATCAACCAAAAGCATCAACGCCCGCAATTGCATATTTGCGGCAGCGTGTTCAACCGGGATTGGCCCGGTCTTGTAGTCAATGATCAGAGCGTGCCGGCCTTTTAGGCAAACAAGGTCAGGCTTGCCGCTGAATTTTTTCTTGCCGTCAATCTCAAACCAAAGGCGTTCTTCGCGTATTTGCTCGGCGTTTTTGAAGCCATACGATTCAAGCCGGCGTTCCTCAAATCCCTTGGCAATGATGACCGTCTTGGCCGTTTCGTCGTCAAGTTCATCAATGTGAATTTCACCGGCAAGACAAGCGTGCCCAAGGTCGCCCGCTCGACTCATGTCATTTGATTCGTCGGGCAAACCTTGTTCTGCTTGCCAACTTCCGCGGCATTTTTCAAAGCGATCAAAATTGCTGGCGCTTGGTAAGCCTTGGCGTTCGTCGGTCATTTTTCGGCCTTTCGTTCGGGGGCGTCATCCATTGGGATTTCGTCGGGCTCGGGAAGCTCGGCCGGCGTGTTGAATATTGGCTTTGCCGCGTTGAACTTTTTGTTGAAATCGGGCGCGTCATCATCCTTTTCAAGTGAATGCTGAACCTCGGGCGATAATGGCCAACGCTTCGAATGGCGCCGAATAACTGTCTTGCGGCACATTTCATCGAAATCAGTTTTCCAAGGCCCGGATTGGCCGGCTTTTGACCGATTTCGAATTGCCTCACATTCGTCGCGGGTCATCACTTCATAATCTAAAAAGTCAAAACCGTCTTGTGACCATTTGGCCCGTGAATAAACGCAAACCAAGTCGCCGCGGGGCTTTGTGTAATCGACTTGATGCTTTACTTGCGTTGCGCCGGTGCCGTCGTCTTCGATCACTTCAAACAAATCGTTTTCTCGGACAACCTTTGACGTTGCGTTGACGCCGTTTCGTCGAGCTAATGCCAGCAAACCTTTATAGCTAATAATCAACGTGCATTGATCTTTGTATGGGATCAAATAGGCGTGTTGACCGTCGGGCTCAAGGCCGGCACTTGCACAATCTAAAATGCAACGAAACAAGGTTGCTTGTGTGCATTTCTCAAGCGCCGGGATTCGTTTCATTGTAGTTTCAGCGACGCGAATCAAACGCTCGGCCGTCAAATAGGTCGGTGCCGCTTTTGCCACTTGCTCGGCAAATTCTTCACTTTGTAAAAGCTCCTTGATTGTTCGCGTGTCTTTTTTCTTTGCGATTTCTGTAGTCATTTTGGTTTTTGGTTTTTATGCATCCGCCACACTTTCACGGGTACGAAAAAACCCGTCGTGTTTTGGAAATTCTTTGTGAAATTTGCGGGCGTAAAATGGGGCGAAGTTGTTGTTGATTTTGTAATCGCCGCCCGAAGTTGCAATTGATGTTTCCCAGCGGATTCGCTGAATGATTGCCATTGAACCAAAGTGATCCGCTTGGGCTTGAATTACTTCGTGTGCGAAATGAACAAACAATTGCCACACACGCGGATTTGATTGGTCGAAGTTTTCAAACGCTTTTTGTGACTCTGTTTTTGGCGCTTCAAAGCTCATTTCCGATTGATCGATCATAATGCTGCCAAAAGAATGATTGTAGTGATTGCAACGGCCGTGAATGCCCAAGCGACGCCTTTGCAAGCAGGGCAGGGGGGATAAACTTCCGGGCGTTTTTTGCGCGTTGTGCGGATGCTTTTGCGGTTGCTAGTTGCCGCGAAACACGCGGCCCAAGTTGGGTTGATTTGCGTTTTCATTGTGTTCGCCTTTTTTCGAATCGTTTAATTTCTTCGGGTTGTACTCGGATGGTTCGCGAGGAAAATTTTTGATACTTAAAAAGCTTCGCGTTTTTCCAACGGTGAACCGTTTTTGTGCTTACGCCGAAATATTCGGCAACGTCTTTAATTGTCATCTGTAAGTTTTAAAAAGGTGAGCCACACCTGCGGCAAAAAAGTTAAAAGGTGAGCCACACCTTGGCCAAAATAAAAGTGATCTTGAGAGGGGAGGTGAGCCACACCTTGCCCAAAAAAAAGGTTCGCTACACCTTAATTTTTTAAATTTAGTCATTTGTTTTTTTTAATGCAAAATTGCAATGCGAGTCTTGAAAAATTTTTTTTATTCGCCCGAACATTGTTGTTCCCATGTGGGAGCTATATTTTGTTTTTTAATAACTTTTTCAAAAGTATCGCGTTTGTGTTTCATCACTTTTTTAATGGCCGCAATGGCTTCGAATTTTTCTTTGTCTTTTACAAGTTCAATCCTTTTACCAACTAACTCGGCAACATTCATTGCGCCTAAATCGAGTGCGTCTTTTATCCATGTATCTTTAATTAAAGAAGCTCTTTCATGGTTGTTTGAAAACATTTTTTCAAGGTGATAATCCATGTTGGTTTTTGGACGCCCTGCAAGCTCGCTTGCGACTGCTTGATAAAACTGTTTGCCAATCATTTTATGCCTTAAATTATTACGCATTATAGCAATTTCTTGGTTTTCGTTAGCGTGAGTAGTTAAACAATTTTCAATTGTTAAATCTTTTACTCTGATTTCTGCTTTTGCGACTTTTAAATCATTCCGCACCTCGACTAAATCCTGCCGAATTTGGTGCTTTTGTTTTTGCTCAAGTTTAATTTGGTTTTTCAACTTATGATCAACCTTGATAATGTAAATTAAACAAATACTTGTCAAAATCATCATTACCCAAACGCAAGTTGGTAATTTTTTTACAATATTGAATATGCTTTGAACTTGTAAATAATTGCGTTTTTTTTGTGCGTTTTTCAGTTGCTCAAATTTTTGATTTAGTTTTTCTTTTTCCATTTATTAATCTTTTGTTTCGTAATTTTGTCGCTTTGGTTGTTTAGCTCATTTATTAAAAATTCAACAACTTCAGTCAAAGTCATGCCGTGTTCGTCTGCCAGTTTTTTCAAAACCTCCTTGTCAGTCTCCCAAAGATACATTGAAAGGGAACGTTTTAGTTCGTCTCTTTGGTTTGGCATTATTGGCGTCTTAGTGTCTTTAAATGTCGTTGAACGGCACGCAATGTGCCTTGGTGTGCCACACCGGTCAAGGCATTATTGAAAAAAACTTTTCGGCGTCCTCGGGCTCGACCAATTCTCGATAAAATTCGTCAATCATTTGCGGAGAGTTGCCCGCCGCTTGTGCCGTCTCGTTTTTGTTTTTGAATCGGGCGACGTGATAGCTGCAAAACGAATGACGCATGACGTTTGCGGCCGTTTGTAGCTTGGCCGTTTTTCGGGCCTTGATGAATTGCGCCTCGGTTGCCGGCTGAACGCATCCCGCGGCCATTGCGGCCTTGAGCCATGCGACGGCGTTTGGCGTGATCTCGATGATGCGACGTTGCCGCTTCTTTGCTGCCGCGCCTCGGACGGTCACGGTTGGGGTTTCTTTATCAAGTTTGAATTCTTTTGGCGACGTGTGTATTGCTTCAGATACGCGAAGCCCGCAAAGCAACACCAAGACGACAACAAGGCCAACCTCGGGCACTTGTAGTGCGGCCCGCAAATACGGTTTAACGTCTTCGATGTCAAAAATCTCGGGGTCGTCGGCATCAATTGCGATTTTCTCAATGTCGAACGGATTGAATCGGCCAACTTCAAAATTCTGTTTGGCGATCCAATTACGCAACGTGTTTAGATTGCCAATATAATTGTTCACGGTTTTTGGCTCAAAGCCTTGATCAAGTAACCAATCTTGGAAATCAACTTTGGCAATCTGATGAAAATCGTAATCGTCAAAAATCATCCCAACGTGATTAAACGTTGATTCGTAAGTTTTGATTGAGCGCGGGCGAAGGTTCTTCAGCTTTTTGCCGGCAATAAATCTATCGCGGGCAGCTTCAAATGAAAGCGTCGGCAGACACTCGGGGGATTTTTCAAACTCGGCGCAAGCTTGGTGTATGTTGTATCCATTTTTTTCGGCCCGCAAATAGGCGTTCAATAAATCAATCTTTACATCGTCGGGGAGGGCATGCAGTTTCGCGACCGCGCCGGCTCGGTCATTCTGAATTGATTTCAAATGCAACTCGGCGGCGCCTTTGGTATCAAAAAACCGGCGGGCACGTTTCCCGTCGATTCGATATTCAGTCATGTATTTGGTAACGCCGCGAACGTCTTGTTTTGTAACGCCTCTCACTTTTTTCATAGCGGAAAAATGTTGGCGTTTTGTTGGCGCGTTGCCAAGCCTTTTTTGTCCCTTTGTGTCCTTTTCTTTCCCTCAATGGGATTTGGTAAAAGGGTTTAAAACGTTAGCAAAAAGACGTTTTTACACGAAAAACAACGGGAAATTGACCGAATAACCCAAGAGGGATTCGCGAGTTCGAATCTCGCCATCCCGACCATTTTTCCTAACAAATAAGCGTTTTTTAAAACTGTTGGCGTTTTGATGGCGCGTTTTTTCGCTTATTTTACCATTTGCCAACGGGGCACGCTTCGGCCTTTAGCCAAGTTTTCGCTTTTAGAAAGCAACCACACTTCACGCAAACGCCTTGGCGTTGAAATTCGCACGTTTCGCAAATCCTCGCCCGCTTGGTTTGTAGTTTAGTTTGGCCCGGTGTGTTGCCCTTGGTGATATGCCAAAAGTTCCTTACAAGCGATTTTGAAGCGTTTAAAATTCGCCGAAACAGACTCGGAGGCATATCGACGGGCCAAACGGGTTGGCGGGCCGCGTTGACGCTTAGAGTCGGCTCAAGCTTTTGGCTAGGGTCAAAGCGCATGAATCGTTGACTTGCGTTGTGGTTGCCGTGTCTGTGCCCGAATAACTAATTGCCGAAAGGGTTGCCGTGTAAGCCGTTGAACCGATCTTGTATTTCGGATGTCCGAGGCCAATTGCCGCAACTTCGGTGTGAGCCAAGCCCGAGCAAGACACGCTTAAAGTTGATCCGCTCGATGTTGTTGTGCCGTCCGTTGCCTTGACGGTGTACTCGTAATTAATCGCGGCCAAGTCGGGCGTTGTTCGTGGCGGGCCAAAGTCAATAAAGTTGGTTGCGGTTGTCTCGGCCAAGTATGCCGGCGTTGTGCCCGTGTCTTCGTCCATGCGGTAAATCAAATATTTGGTTGCCCCGGTAACGGCGTCCCAAGTGATTTTAATGCCGCCAAGATTTTCATAGTCTTCGGCAAGGTTGGCCGGGTCATTCATTAAATTTGTAATCTGCTTCGATCAAATCAATTTTGATCCACATTGGTTTGCTTGTGAACGGCGTAAACGTAGACGTGCAATGGCTACCAAACCCGGCAAAATAATTTGTGCCGCCAACATTTCTTTGGTCGTAACTGAACGCACTTGATTTGGTAAACTCTGAGTAAAACGGGTTGTCGGCCGCGTCAATGACTTGTCCATTTTCAAAAAAACCACACACGTCAATGTCTTCTTCAATTGCCAAATATTTGTTCGTTGTGACGGTCACGCCTCCGTTTGTCCCAAGGCTGCCGCTTGCGTCAATTTTGTGCCGCTTAAAATGATGATTCGTGACGCCGAGCAATCCCGGCGCCGCGGTAAATTGTGTTCGAATGGTTGATGGTAAAGCATACTTGATTGGCTCATCTTGAACGCGAACTTCGCCTTTATAATTGCTGGACACTAAATAAAAATTGCCGCTTGATGCCGTTAATGCACCTTGTTTGTTTGAACCTCCACAAGCTGCCGTAAATGGCCCGCCTAAATCAACTTGATAAAGCGAGTCAATTGCCGTTCCCGTCGCCCACGCGGTTGCATCAGTTGAAAGCGCCCGGTCGCTGATTGCGCTGCCTCCGTATGAACCAGTTGCTTCTCCATTTAACGGTGTAAAGTTATCGACCGCGGCAACCTTTGTCGTTCCTTCGGTGCAAGTGTAATCGAACGGATATGTGTTCACCGACATATCAATTCCGGTATCGCCTTTTTCGGTTGCGTAATAAGTAACGGCAGAATGTCGAAACTCAAACGTCAATGGCAATTCAATACGGGCTCGTTGCAATAGGTTCACCGCGTTGACTAAATTGTTGAAAATACGGGCATACAAATTTGTATTTGGAAACGGCCCAAACCCTTGGGCGTTGTCTTCCCGAATATCTCCCGGCAAAAATTCCATCCATCGTTTTGAACCGTTGTAATCAGCTTCAATACGATATTGCTGCCGCTTTTGCGTGCTTAATAAAGTGATCGGAGAATTGGCATCGAGGGCACTTGATTTGCCTGAAGTCCAACCCGTTCCGGACCAATAAAACCAATTGTTTGAAGAATTAAGCCGGCCGCGCAGATAATAGCGCACGCGGTCAACATCAGTTGCAACCCAATTGATTGTATGCCCGCCGGCATCCGTATCGGTCACGGTAAAATCAACAATCTCGCTTGTTCCTTTGCCGTAACCATAAGCGACGTAAGAATTGTAACTCGTTGATGTTGTGATTGTCGGCGTGACTTCTTGGGCAATTAAATATTTAACGCCGTCCGTATCGACTCCGTACACCGTATAAAGCACGCCCTCGACTGCCTCCCAATCTAACGTACTGCCGTCTTTAGTAACCGCAACGGGATCGAGATACTTTGGCCCCTGACGTAAAGCTTGTTGGCAAAGATTAGGAAACGTGTAGTCGTACAATCTCGATTGATGCGTGCAAGTCAGCTTCAGCGTGCTTTCCATGTCTACGAATCCGCCGCAAATCGCTTGCAAAATAAATTCCATATAAAGCAACTCATCGGAAAAAGCCGGCGTGTCGGCCGTGTCATAATTGTCGGGCTTATCGTTGTAAACGTGGCGAATGTTGCGGCTGAAATAAAACCGCGGAAAGCAATTACCGAAAAAGTCGTTGCTGTAAAACCCAGATGCCGAGTTTGCATCAATAGCAACGTCGCCCGTTCTTAAAGCGCAATTTGTGCCGGTTGTTGTATACAACAAATATTCAAGCACGGCGTTTTCGTCGGTTCGATAATGAGGCGCAAAGCTTCCAGTCGTTGCGTTTTGCCATCCTGTTTGAGTGTTGGCAATCACAACGCCGGTTGATGCAACATAAGGCGCACTTTCGTTTTGCAATCGGCCTTTTAAAGTTACTTTTACGCCGGTTGCCCCGTTCCGCTCGACCTTTTCAATTTCATAATCGGGGCGATAAATTTGGCAACTGGAAAGATGGTTGATAACTCCGGTGCAATTTGTTGACGTTGAAAGATTTTGGCAACCCGAGTTGAAAACGTTTTGGCTTCGCACTAATGAGTTCCAGCCCGGAAAATATTGGTCGCCCGTCCAATGGGTTCCTAGTAAATGCCGGTATCCGGTCGGATGCTCGGCCCGCATAATTGGCTTCGTGTTATATGCAACATGGCGGCGGATTTCTGACGCCGTTGCGTTTGAATGGCGCCACGCATCGGAAAGAAACGAACACCGATCATTTAAAAAACCTAAAATATCACCAAACGCCTCGGGCTTATAAATCGACGAATCCGAGTTTTTGTAAACGTTGGTTGAAACAAACATTTGCCATTCATTTGTCTGCCCGCGCAACGGGTCTTTTTTGTCATCGGGCAGGGGAGTTGATCGAATCCCATTATGCGGCACAACAAAGGCAACCGGGTCGGCGTCGCTTGGGCTTGTGGTGTAATCCCGCTCGTTGGTCGCCGTGAACGTTTGGCCGTCAGTGTAGCTCGCCCCATTGTATTCAACGCCGTAGCTTGCTTCGTCACTTACAACCTCGTAAACCTCGCCGGGCACCAAGTCGCCGCTTGCAACTGAATCGGTTGGGGCAGCAATCCCGCGGAACACGTCCAAATCTTTGTTATTCATCCCGCGAGCGTAACGGTTGAAGTATAAAACTGATTTTTGCGTGCTGTTTTCTTCAATAACTTCGTACCCGGTCAATAAATGCCGCTCGGCCAAGCGGAGCGAATCGTGAACCATTTGCCGGCCTGACTCATAAACCGGGTTGCTGTTAATTTGGTCTTCGCGATCTACGCCGCCAACGCTGCTTGAAAGATTTACGATGCAACCGATCTCAAGCAAGTTTTCGCCGGCAGACTTGGCGCTTGTAAACGTTTCGCCGCGCTTGTCCATGCTGCCCGATAACGTGGCGCAACTTGCCAATCGCGTGACAACGTATGCGTCGTAAACGCCCGGCGCATAATTTAGCAACTCGGCGACCTCGATGGTCACGTTTGCCCCACTTGGAAAGAAACTTGCCGTTTTAAATTCAACCAAACATTCGCGCCGCGGATGCTTGAAGTATTGAAGATGGTCGCCGCCCTGACTGAGTGTAAACGTCGTCAAGGTGTCTCCGTCTGCAATTACGTCAATTTCTATTTCGCCGCTGAATGAGCCCGACACACTTGCGTAAAATCCGCCAAAACAAAATTTATCGTTGATCTGGTATGAAGTCGCCGAATCAACGTCAAATGTTCGCCCGCTTTCATTCGGGCCATTTTTGGTGAATGACTTATATTGTGCTGTTATGTTGCCGCTTGAAACCGTCCCAAAACTTGGTGCCAAGGGATATTGTGACGTAAGAAAATCTTGAAAAGGAAACGCCCGGCTTGAAACAATATCTGAATCACCGCGCTCGCTTGTTGTGCCTCGGTATTCCTTGGCAAAGAAATTTAAAACTTGGTTGAGTTGTTGGCCTTTAACACGTTGCAAATATGCTTCGTCGTTATACGGCCCTTCATTCCAATCGGCTAACGGTAGTGATTCGACGGTGCCGTTGAATTTCAACAACAAATAAGAGGCGAACCCTTCATAATATAAATAAACGTCAGTTGGGTTTTCCGGGCACGTTCCAAAAGTTTTATCAGCAACGCCAGAAACTAATGAATCAAATTTGATTGTGTAATTTGGAGTAAAACCATCTTCACACGTTGTGGATGACGAATTGACTGCCGGCACGCCGTGAAAACCTCCATATCCTTTGAGATAATATTGCGACGGTGAATAGTCAATTTTCCCATGCTCTTGAGCCGCTGCCAACGCGCAAGCCGTTTTAAAATTGCGATCCAACGAAGGATTCCACGCGCCGCGTTGATGCTTGGCTAAAGTCCAATAATGCTCGTTTGTTGTTGGTGCGGTGATGCTGCCGCCGACCATTAAATAAAGCGGGATTCCGGTTGGCGGATCGTCAGTTGATTCGGCGCCGTCAAAGCGCCCGTTCGGGTTCAAACGTCCGTCTTCGGCTTCAATATTAGGCTCGTTACCATAAATAAAAGCGCCCATTGGGTTTGATACATTGATTCCCTCGGGCAAACCCGGCCCGCTTTGAGGCCAACGCAAATCGGAATCTTTTGGAATGTGAGAGTAAAATTTCCACCATTCGTCCTCCGCGGCCCAATTGTTGCCGGCCGCGTCCGGGTTTCGCATTCCGCGAAAAAGCGAATGAGCATACCAAAACAATCGCCAAGAGGGGTCGGCGACGCCTTGCCTTAAACGATCATTGAACGCAAGGGCGAGCTTGTTGTAATCCCTCGATGATAAGCGTTTGCCCGGCCAAACCTCGTCGGCTTTTGTATATTCAACGGCCATTTCACAACCAACGGGCGACGACGTGCGTGTTTGATATGTTTGACGGGCCGGCGTTTGGCCTGACTGCCGTGCCGCGGGTTGTGCGCGAAAGTAATGCGTTTGGCGCTTGGCTTGCGCGTAAGCCTTCAACTTCACGCTGAAGCTTTTTGATTGCGTTCGCAATCTGCCCGTCGCCGCTTGGTCGTGTGTGTTGTAATTTCATCAGCTAGAAATTGCCGTGCCGTAAATGTTCGTGTCGTAATCCTCGGAATACCAAAACTCTTTGGTGATCTGGTAATTGCCTTCGGTTGTTTGCTCGACGCTTGGGGTTCGTTTTAACCAAAACCCGCTTGAGATTCCTGACAACATAACGGCCGGCACGCTTTGGCCGTTGCCGCTTGTTGCGGTCATCAATGCGTTAGTAAATTGACTCCCTACGTTTGCGTGTTCCGGTGATTGGTTTGTGGTTGGGGGAACAACTTTGATATTCCGCAAAACGTATTGGCTCACGGTGAAAAACTCGGTTCCTCTTAATGCGCTAATATAAATATTTTTAACGTATGCCGCTTGCGCCGCTGCGTTCATGCCGTTGACAGTGCCCGTGTATCTTGTTGCATCAACAAAAGGCACATCGTCGGGATTGGTTCGATCTGATGTTGCAATGTCCCAATCCTTTCGAAATGCCGACAAATTGGTATTTGTCGTATTCTTGAAGATTGCTTGCATATTTTCCAAGTGAAACAAATCTTTCTCCAAGTCGTTTCCCTCTAAATACCAAATATTCGAAAGCGTCGCGCCGGCAATGTCGCTTGCGCTTGGTTGCAAGTTCGACGTGCTTGATGATGTGGCGCCAAAGTTTGTGCCGCTATATGTGAGCCGCAAGGTTGCGGTTGGCCCGTCGTATGAAATACTTGCGTTTGAGTACCCGGCAACAACACTTGCCCCGCTTGCATCGTTAATTGAACCGGACGAAAACTGTTCAACCTTGATTTTGTTGCCAACGTAAATTCGGGTTGTTGTGTAACCGGTAATCGAATTCCAAGCTCGCTCGGGCGCTTGCTCAATGACTGACGATATGCCTTTAAAAGTTGCCATCAGAGTTTGGTTTTTATTTGTTTGTTGAGCGTTTGAACTTCAACTTTAACTTGCTGCAATTCGCGGGTTTGCTTTTGCGCCTCTTTCATAACCGGATTGCCGCGCCCGCCTATAAATAAACCCATTTTGGCAAGTTGATCTGTTTGGATTTTTGCCGCTTTGCCGGCCGCAATCCCGGTCGCCTCCATGCCGGCCGTTGAAGTCATCAACGCCCGCGTTTTTTGTAAGGCTAAACGTTGCGCCTCCATTTCGGCGCGTTCCGCTTGCAACGTTGTATCGTAACCAAGTTTAAACAAACTTGCGTGTGAATTTGGATTTTTGCGGTTCTTTAATAATTGTAATTCAGCTTCTCGATAATCTTTAGAATCTCCAAAAGCTATACCAAAGGCACTTTGATTCCGTTTTGCAATTTCCATGCCGGCGCGTCTGCTTGCTTCGTCGCTGCTTAATCCTTGTTTTTCAAAATTAGAAATCATTTGCCGGCGAACATCGGGCATTTTTGGCAACATTGTTACGCCGCCTTTTCCAAGTTGGTCAGGGAAAAACAACTCTTTGAATCCGCCCTCTTTTTGCAATTTTGAACCGACCATTTGAAGGCCAACAAGAAAGGCTGAAAATTGCGCTTTTGCCTCCAAGGCAACTTGTCCCAAAGCTGCCAACGCTTGCCCAAATGGCCCGAGGAAAGACATTTTCAACATTGCAATTGTGTCTTTTAAATCGGCCGCGGTTTGAATTTGTGCGTCAGATAAAACCGCGCCCGAGTCTTGCGCCATTTTTGCCATATCGGCCAAGCCTTCGGTAAATATACGAATATTTCTTGGCCCGGCTTCGGCGCCGAATAGGGTTCGAATATCACCAAAGTTTTCCGCGCTTAAACTTTGATTCGCAAATTGTTCGCCGGCACGTCGAAACACTTCCGCCGGGTTGACTTGCAAAGCTTGATCGAACGAAAAACCCAAACGCTTAAAACTTTCTTCGGTTTGTTTGTTGCCGTTCTTCAGACGCTCTTGCGCCTCTTGAACACGTTGAAGCGACGTTGCAACGTTCTTTAAATCCGAGCCCGACAAATTGGCCGCATAATTAAATTCCTGCAACGCCTTCGAAGACACACCAAGCCGGCGACTCAAGTTGTTGATTTCGTCGGCGTAATCGGTTGCGCGTTTAATCGCAACGCCAATTGCAGCAACGCCAAACATCCCAACAAACTGACGCTTGATGCCGCTTGCAAAATTTCGCGAGTCACGGTTGGCCTTTGCCAAGCCGGCTTGAAATCCTTTGCCATCAAGGCCAAGTTTTGCAATGAGTGAAAGCGCCATATCAATTTAAATTCGGGAAAGTTTCTCGGGCTAGTTTATCAAGCCTTTCGTGATTTTCGTTTGCCAAGTTTTGCATTTCTCGATCAAACTCCGAAACAAGTTGGATTGTGCCGTTTAACTCGGCTTGCGAGTAATAATCAAAAACGGCTTCTCGCATTTTTAGGCTCAAAGCTTCATTTCGTGAATAACCAAGCTTTGACTGCAAAACGGTTTTTAAATGGTAAAGCCAAGGCGTGCCGATTGATCCTTTGTTGTCGCCTTTGGTAAAAACATCGGGAGGCGTGCAAGCTTCCTCTAAATATTTATTAAACAAATTAATTGCATTTAATGGCCCGGCCTTGTCCTTGCGCCAACGCCAAGACAATCGCCATTGCCACACTCTCAATCGCAATCGAAGCGACAAGCTTGACGCCGTGCGTTCAAACTTTTGCCAATCATCAGAGCAAACCAAAATTGCACAAATCAAGTCGTTTAGATTTGTAACAACTTTGCAATCAAGTTGATCGAGCCAAAACAAATGGCCCAAGGTCAACGGCTTTAATTTTTGACCTAGTACAACAAACGGCGCCGGGAAAATTGCCGAGACATGGTCGCTTGGGGGCATGATTTAACTTGCTGGCGTGTCGGCGGAATAATCATTTGTGGCTGAATTGGTCAACTCAAGCGTAAATGTTGCGATCTCGGTGTTTGATTTGGATTTTTCACAATTTTCGACCATGTAGTTTCCAGCAATTTCGGTATCACCACCGGAACCGGGTTCAGTTATCACACATTTTTCACCGGGTTGCGGAAGGTCATTAGCCGCGGCACTTGTGACGGTGCCGGTTCCCGATCCGGTATCAATCGCGCCATCACTTGCGACAGGGTAACACTCAAGCGTCAATCGCTTGGTTTGATTGTAAACAACCGCACCAACATCGTCGCCGTCAGCGTCTTTGTATTTATTTATTTCAGCTTCAAGGCGCAAAGTTTGCGCGGTTTGATTTACTGAAAGCGCCCGGTCTTCACTTTGGCCAATCGCGGTGAATTTAAATCCGCTTGTCGTTATTCCAAAAACGACGCCTTTGCCTTTAATGGTTGCCACTTGTTAACCTTTTTTATGATGCGTCGTCATGGTATCCGCTACCAGTTGCAGCATTAACAAGCTCAAGCGTGAATGTTGTGATTTCTGTGTTGCTCTTTGCTTTTTCGCAACTTTCAACCATCCAATTACCCGCGGCCTCTGTGTCAGTTCCGTCAGTAATTACACAAGCTTGGCCGGGGGTTGGTAAATTGTTTGCCGTGTTCGCCGCGGCCAATGTTGTGCCGCTTGGGTATGCGTTTAAAGTAAGCCGTTTTGTTTGGTTATATACAACGGCCCCAACGTCATCGCCGTCGGCATCTTTAAACCGTGTGATTTCTGCCTCTTGCCGTATCGTTTGAGAATTGGGCTCAATGCCTAAAGCTGATGCCCCTGACGCGGTTGCACCAAACGCAAACCCGGTGCTTGTTACGCCAAAAACTACGCCTTTGCCTTTTTGCGTCGCCATCCATCCAGTTTATTGATTTTGGCAACATCTCAAGGGAAACTTATCGCGTGCGAATGCCCTGCTTTCGTGCGGTGCCTTTTAACTTCCGCTCGACGTGCCGCATTATTTCGCGGGCTTCGGCGTTTATCGCCTTTTGCAAGGCCGGCTTGCCAACGTCGGCAATTCCTTCAGCCAAGTTAATGATTGTGGCACTTGGCGTCCAACCGGGCTTGGCGTGCTTAGCTTGGCCGTGTTTGCCTTTGCCAAAAACTTTTGTTGCCCTCGATCTGCCGACCTTCATGCCGGCCAAGCGGGCCATTTGTTGAGCAGAAGCAAGCCAACCAGATTTCAAATAACCAATGCCACGAACTTTGCCCTTAATGAATTCTTCAACCTCGGCACGCATTTCGGCGCCATAATAGCCTTTGCGGCCGTACTTGCCTTGTAGCTTGTTTAATATCAACGAAGCCAATGGGGCGTTGAGTCTTGTTTTTAAGCGCATTGCACGGCGAATTTTTGCCGCGTTGGCTTTGGGCGTGAAACGAATCGCCTTGAACGCAACATTGATTGCCCTTTTGTTTACGATCTCGGGCAAATCTTTTTTTGTTGTGGGAATGTATTTTAAAAGCGCCTTTTGAAACTCGCTTGTATCAAGTTCCATTTTCATTCCGCGGCCTTGGCTTCAAGTTGCTGCAAGATTTCTTGCATACGCGCATCGGGCACATGATAGCCCGGAATTTCAAAGGCGTAAGTCTGGCCCGGTTCCATTCGGGTCATCTTCTTGTCGGCCGGAATCACCACTATTTTCGGCGACTGACAACCGGCGCAAAACAGAATCAAGCCGGCGATTGACGCGATCTTCGTTGCCTGTCGAAATGGCCAAATCAATTTCGTGAAGCGCCTCTTTGTATTCGCGTTTTTCATCTTCCAGCGCGTTGATTTTCTTCTTTGACCAAACGCCGATTAACGCCGCGACAATTGCAAGAATTGCCTCAAGCATTAAGCACCCTTGGCAGCGTCTTCGGTTTTCTTGACGCCGTGACGCAAGAAAATCGCCAAGATGCTTGTGACGCCGATATTTAAAGCGGCACCAAGTTCAAGCTCACCGCCTAAATATGCGCCCGCCGCTGATAAAATTGCCGCAACGGCCCCAAGTACAGTTTTTGACTTAATCATTTTCCTTTGTTTTTAATTAAAAAAATTGATTTCAAAACGAGATAAATTAAACAGGCAACCGAAACGCCAAGCTGAACGAATGCGCTGATTTCGTTAATATACCAAATGCCGACTCCGCTTGTGCCGGCGCCCGCTGCCTTTGCCATGTCAACGATTTCATTCATCAATTTCGCGCCCTAGTTTAGCCGCGGCGAGCCCGCCAATATATTCATAATCATTCTGATCTTGCCACGCATCCCACGCATCGCCATCAACCGTCATCACTTGCATTTCGTTGGTTTTTTCCTCCCAACGATCAAGCCCGGTGCCAAGGTTTTCAGCTTCAAAAACCCTCAAGGTAAACGTCATGCCAAATTCAATAGCGTCGCCAACTTCCACATCGACTCGCGCCGCCGGCTTTTCGTCTGTCGCTTTTAGTTTTACCGAAAACATCAATTTTTTTTGTTCATTTCCATCAAAAGCGGAAACTTGGTTTTTTCAACTTTGACAGGGATTTTTTCGGGCGGATACCATTCCGCCTCTAATCCTCCAAAACTTAAATCAACTTCTTTTATTCCCCGTAGATTTATGCACCCTTGGCCGACTCCCATCGCTATCAAGCAAATGCTGAAAATTGCGGTGTTGCTCGCGAATCTCGGCGAGTCTTTTTTCAACGTTGCAAATCTCTTTCCGCACATTATTCGTCGCGTCGATCAGCTTAATTGTGATTTCATATTGGTTTTTTATTTCTGCCGACATATCCCGCAAGACATAAAAAACCACACGATAGCCAAACCAACCGACTGCCGCTGCCGATACAACCGGAAACCCAAGCGTTTGGATTAAATTGATTGTGTCGGTTCCCACGCATCGGCCTTTTAGTTCAAAGCCTCGTTAACCGGCGTCCACGCCGTTTGCCATTCAGTAAAAGCAGGGTTGGCAGTCGGCTCGGCATCATCGTCAACAACCTCAACAGAGCGCGTCGTTTCATTGCCTTCCTCGTCCGTCACGGTTTCCTCAACGGTTTTCATCACCGGCAACGTCTCGCTCGGCTTGCCTTTGCGAACCGTTTCAAAGTTATTCATCAAATCAGTCGCACCCGCAATCGTAGCTTGTGCGGCATCGTATGCGGCCCAAGGTTGATAAGGTCGCTCCGTCTCGTTGCCGTTAATATCAGTTTCGGTGACGGTTTTGGGGATGTCTCCCTCTGGCTCTGGCACAAGTCGCGCCTTCTCCAACAATTCAACGTCTGCGAGCGCACCTTTGATTTTGCCATTGCGGTCACTCTGCGCGTCAAGCGTTGCTTGTTCTGTATCAGCTATCGGGTACGCATCTTCCACGCATACCGCTTGACCGTTCTCGCTGACTGACCACCGGCGTAAGTATGCGCCCGACTTGTATATGTCGGGTTGGATGTCGGTGCTTCTAATCATTCGCCGCCCTCCGCTGATACTATTGCAATCGCTCGCTCCGCGCTTGAGTCATCGGCTTTACAAGCAACCAAGTGCTGCGCTGTCACAACCTCAACGTCGGTCGTGACTTCGTTGCCTTCGTCATCGGTTGTCGTTTGCTGAACCGTTTGCGTCTCGTTAACGAGCCAATGATTTTCTAGTTTTGGATGTGGGATTGCTTTCATTTTTTAACAAATTATTGTGTAGTTTAATCGATAAGTTGCACCACCTCTGTTTTCAACTTTCACAACATCTGCTTGCACAGCTACTGTTACATTACCATCAGTGCCGGTTGTCCCAGTAACATTACTTGTGCTGACATCTAAGCTTGCACTCATCCCAGTGTAAGCAGTTGACTTAAAAATATTCAGACTTGATCCACAGTCAAAGAACACTACCCCACTTAATGTATGATTTGGATACTGACCAGCTACCTCTGTAGCTGAATCAAACACTAAGCTAATGAACCCGCCTTTTCTCGCTGGCGTTATCGTTGTCACAGCATCATCGGCAATTGTGACAGTTCCAGACATTACGCCTTTTTCGGATGTGACTATGCCATTTGAAAATGTGGTCAAGCCGGTGCTGTCTATGGTGAGATGAGCAGCAGTCCCAGTTCCCATAAATAAATTGCTGTTTGAGTTATCAAACCCAACCGTTGCGTCTTGGTTGCCGCTGTGGTCAAAAAATCTAACCCGTGCAGACTTGTTTGAGTTTGTTGATTGCAACGCTAATCCGACATTATCACCTCCGACGATAGCGGCTTGTGAGTCATTGAACCCAGTAATCGTATCAGTCGATGTGCTTGTGCCTACCTTTACTTTCCCAACTTCTAATTCTGATGCCATTTTAAATCCTATCGTTCGTATTGTTTTTCCGAAGCAACTCGCTGCACTTCAACGGTTGCGTTCCACGCTACTCTCGTTGAAGCAACACCGGTCACTTTAACCATTATGTGATTAGCTGCGGCTGTTACACTAGCTGGCGAATCTGAACCTCCAGTTGTTGTCACTAGGTCAATGTCCATTGACGCAAGTGATTCATTCGTCAGTTTGGATGCTTCACCCCTAGCCACAACATTATCGCCGACTTTGCGAAAAAATGTTTCCTCCATCGTGACATCTATCCAATGACCGGCCTGTGGTGGCCAAGTTTCTCCGCTTGCAACTAATGACACTTTGTAACGTTCGTTTTCTGAAATCGGAATGTTCGCAACAACAGTCGGAGTCGCATCCGTAGTAACGCCGCTGAAATGAAACTTCCCGTCATCTGGTAGCTTGGTGTCGGCGGTGTTAATGTCTCCGCGCACATCCACGGGAGGAATGTCTACGATTACGCCGCCGGTTCCGCTTGTTCTGCCATACGCTGAAACGCCGCCGCTCGTCGCGACCAAGTTCGTTGAGTTAACGTCCCATCCGTAGTCATCGCCTTGGAACGTGTCTACCATTTCAAGACCGCGAAAACGTGAAATACCATTGCCGCTTATTGTAGCGTATTGGCTCACGCTTAAAAGGTCAGTTGACTTGTCGTGCGCTAAATCTAAAACGGTATTTGGCAAAGACGGATGGTCACTCTGAAGCAGACATTTCGCCCCCGCTCGGAACAACGGTGCTTCTGCGCGATATATATCTGCTACTTGCGTAGGCGTTGCAACTGTTGCACTTACCCTAGCGAGAGAAATAGAACCCAAGAACGGAAACGATGACTGATTTGGGTAAATGCCAATATTTAAATTGGCTGATCCGTTGTCCATTGAGCCAGTTACGTTTGCACTATCGTTCGCTAGTTTCCCATTAACATAAACTTGTAAACGACTGCCGGTGTTGACCCCAACAATTTGATGCCAAACACCACTCGTTAAAGCACTTGATACGCCGCTTGAGTAAGTTCCGCTTGCCCCGTAAACATAAAAATAAGCGCGTTCACTCTCGTCTAAAAGTAACTGATAACCTTGGCCAAGCGTTGTTGAGTTGTAAGTTATTATCGATTGATAAGTGCCTACTGAAGGAGCAACAACCTTAACCCAAGCCATCACCGTTCCAGACGAACCTAAATCAAGAGATGAGTGGTGTGACTTTGCTAAATAGTTGCTTGCGCTAAAATTGCTGTACGCCTTTAGTTCAGCATCAGTCGCAACGGACGATTCGTGAATTGCCGCAGTGTTCGGAACAGCAGTTAAGTTGTTTGTTTTAACTGAACGGTCAGCTTGCCTTCCATCGCCGCCTTCACCAGCGAGCCCAGCAAACCGAATATCTCCGAGCATATAGCCGGTGCAATAACCAGAAGTATGGTGTGACACCATCGCATCGGCTCGGTTACCTTCATTATCTTTAAACACTGATAGACCAGCAGTTGTTCCAACTGCAAATCCGCTATTAAATTTCGCAAGCTGCAGCGTGTTATTACCTAAATACCTTGGCATCGCTGCTATGCCAGACGTAGAGGCGGTTGCGTACTTATCAGCAACTAAATCTTCGCTGAGTGTAGGGTTTACAGCAGCGTATGGTATGGGATGACATTGAAGCGTTCGCGCATTGGTGCTTGTGCTGTCGAGGGGAAAATATACAAATTTACCGTCAATTTGAATTTTTCCATTTACTCGATAACTCGCGTTAGAAGACTGTATATTATTCACGCTGCCATTCGGGTGAATGACCGACACGCCACCGCCAGTAGCAACTGCCACCGTCGGAATTGGCAAACCCAGCGCACCTAGTTCAGAACCCTTGACGATTGTAGCGGCTACGTCGTTGACGTTGCTGTTTGCAATTGCGCCCGAAGTATCCTCAGATGTTACAGAAGTAGCGTGACGGTCGACTATGCCACCGCCGTATTTTTTCAGATACGAAGCGTGATAATAGCCACCCTCGTCGCTTACAAAATCAACCCAAGTACGGCCAAGAAATACTCGCCCGTTTAACGCGACTAAACCGCCACCAGCAGCATTACCACTCGCCCACAACATCTTGGTTGCGTAGTCACTTGACAGTCCATTAAACACCATCCACGCCGGTGCATTTACGTCGTCCAAATCGTAAATCGTCACGCCACTAGCCGAGTCGCTGACTATGAGCGCGACACTCGGAAATTCTGAACGTGAAGAACGTGTGGCACTTGCGGCTTCGTCGAACCAAGAAAGTCCCGCGCATTTCTTTCGCCACGCGCCACCGTCAGAGTCCATCGAGCGCGTGTCATATAAAAATACTGCACTGACTGTGATGCTGCTTGTGACCGACTTGATTTTGGCCTGAAGTTCGTCGCTTTGCGTGCCGCCGCTTGTTGGCGACGTTGTTGCGCGAACAGAATTGCGATTAACCGTGATCATTTGTTGTAAATAGCAACAACGCCGTCGCCGGCCGTTTCGACATCGATATGAAACTGTGAATCAGAAAAATACTCATCTTGTCCGTTTGCGGTGAACGTGACCGAATCGCCCGGATCAAGCGGGGCGCCGGCAGTATCGTTACCGCTTGCGACTTGGATATAAACGCGGCCGGTATTGTCTGTTCGCGCCGCTTTCATCGCAAAAAATGTGATCGAATGAGCCCGCACGGCCCCCGAGCCCAAAGCTTCGGGCGTTCCTGTTGCTGATACGGTCTTGGTGATTTGGTTCAATGCTTGTTGTCCCATTTTATATTCCTTTTCGTGGTTAAAGATTAGACGGGGCAGCTAACATCTCAAGGGATACTTCGGCAAATCGGTTGCGTTCCTCGATGCCCTTTGATGTTGAGCGTTCAAAGATGCCCAAAACGTGAAATTCTGAATCGTTTGCGCTTAATGTTGCGGCAATTGCGTCATCAAGAAACAAGTCGCGCATTTTCTCGACGTTCGATGCGTGTGCGGCCGGCGTTGTGTCGTCGGCGTTGCTTGTGAGGCGAACCGTCAACATTACTCGGTAATTGCCCGCGCCGTGTTGTTCCTCGGTTGCACTTTCGACAATACAAACGGCACGCGGCAACCCAAGGTTTTCATCGTCTTCGCCACAATATGGAGTAACTGTAAAACCGGAATCATCGGCCAACACTTGTCGCGCCGCTTCTTCAAGCTTTTGCTCAAGCATATTATAATTGCTCATTGTGTCGCGTGTTGAAGACCAAACCGCACTTCAGCGGCATCGGCCGGGGTTGTGGTAATGCGATTGATTCGATATTGGGTTGTGCCAATACTGATTTGCGTGCCAATAGCCGGCAACGTCGAGTGATCTTGTTTTTTGCCGATCAAAACGGCGTCAACGTCGTCAAGAAATCCGCCCTCGGTTAAATCGTTGCCTTGGTCAATGGTTGCGACCGTTCCGGTATAAGTAACCGCGCCAATTGTGTAGCTTACGGGCCAATCGGCAATCATCTCGGCAATGTCGTCTGTGTATTCGCTCACGTTTTAAAAAGAAACCCGGCACGCGGTGAAACGGCCGGGCTTACTCATGTCCAAACAACCAAGTGACTAAGCGAGAAGCTTGCGGCGCTTGAAGTGTATCGGCCGGCGGAAAACGCATATCTCGTCGTAAGATGCTGCCTTTTCATCGGTGCCGGCTTTTTGTTCGTCCATCTTGGCAATCGCCTCGTCAGCGTTTTCGCCGACATACAAGGCTTTGTATTTATTGCCCTTCCGGCCGATTGTTATGATGCACTTCATTAGGCGGAAACGATTCGTTTCATGCTGTTAGAACCAACCAAGACGCCAAAAATTGTGGTCGCGGTGATCATCTGCTTTCCGTCTTTTCCTTCGTACCAAGACCGAAGTTGTATCGTCAAACCGGAATCGGGATCAGTTACCGATTCAACGGCGCCAGACCAGTTTTGCGGAATAGCCGGTTGACGTGCTGCAATAAGCAAAGCCTCCGGGCCACAAGCGAAACCTTCAAGGTTTTCAGAGTTGCTCGGAATATCAGAATATTCATAAACGTCGAAACCGTGAACACGCGGCACGCTGTGATCTCTTATTGAATCGTTGAGCGTTGTTGCATACGAGGCTTGAATTGCGTTATCTTGGGCCAAGCTTGCGTAATACGCCGGCTTAATGATCAAGGCGCGTTCATCTTTGGGAACGTTTAACGTTGTTAAATCGCCGGCCAAAGTTGCCACGTCGTCGGCACCAAAGTTTGATGACGTGACGGTTGCCTTGTTGCCAAACTCGGAATTGACAACCAATGCCATCAAGGCGTCGACCATCGAATTGATAACGGCGTGTGTTGCAGGGCGCACGAAAGTCCGTTCCAACATATTCATTCCGCCCTTGGCAATTTCCAAGTCGGTGAATGCCATTGTAAAATGTTTGTGCTGGTTCAGCGTCACGGTTTTGGCCGAGCTTGTCACGTCAGTCGCGGAATATCCACTTGACGCATCACCGGCAGAAACCGCGGTCGCAATGCGGGTTGTGATGCTTTCGCCTTGGTCGGCAATTTCACTCGAAAAATCGGTGGTGAACGCTGAAACCGGCGTGTGTTGTGCGCTCAAATTGTCCAACACAGATTGGGCAATGGCAGCGAGGTTTAATCCATTTAGGGTATTGGCCATCTTGTTTTATCCTTAATTTATAATAAGTTTAAATTGTTATTTAACACGCGGCCGAATTTCGGCGCGATAAAATCTTGTGCGTTCTTTGGGGTCTTCAATTGAAGCGTATTCTTTCCAAAGTTCATCGACTGTTTTTGTGGCCGGCTTTGCTTCGCTTTCGTCGGCGGGCTCGGCACCTTGTTGGGCGACGATCTCCAAAGCTTTCGCGCTCGCGATTTCATCGACCTTGGTTTTTTCGTGCTTAAGCTCTTGAGCGTGTGCCTCGGTAAGCGAAACAATTTTTGCCTCGGCGCCGGTGATCACGTTGGCCAGTTCCTCGACCTTGGCGGAAAGTTCGGCAACCTTGGCATTTTCTTCGCCGACTAGGGCGTTTGCCGCATCCAAATCCGCGGTCAACTTTTTGTTTTCCTCTGCAATTGTCATAACCGTCTAAGGCTTCATTTTGCACAAGTTCAAAACATCTCAAGGGCGTTTTTTAGATTTTTTTTCACGCCGTCGATCATGCCGATTTGTGCCGCACGTTTGCCGCTGAATGTCTGCCCTTGCATTTTGTCGCCTCCAAGGCCGGGGCGATATTTTGAAACGAACGCAACAAAGTCATCATACGTTTCGTTTACTTCGGCTTGGAGAAATGAACGAACTTCTTCATCAATTGCGACGCCGGGGAATCCTGCTCCTTTATATTTGCCGGCCTTGATCAACTCCACTTGAACGCCTTGCTCGCGCAAGCTTTGGCTTGTGTCGATGACGGGCATATAAACACCAATCGAACCGACTTCACTTGATGGTGATGCGTAAATTGCGTTTGCCCCGGCAACGGCCCAATATGCCGCGCTTGCAATCATTGAGTCGGTGTAAGCAACGATTTGTTTTTGTCCTCCCCGTTGCACGTCTTCAATTGTTTCCGCAAGCTCGGGAATGCCGCCGACCGTTCCGCCCGGTGAATCAACATCGAGCAAGATAGTTTGAACGTCTAAATCAGCGGCCGCGTTTTCAACGGCTTCAATCACGTCAATCGTGTCAACGCCGCCCATTGCTTTTTGGGCCGCGGTCAACTTGTGCCCAAGCACACCATTGATTGAAATGATTGCCGTGCCGTTTTCGGCGTAATATTCGAAACCTTTTTTTTCTTCGTCGTCGTCAGGCATATTTACCGCGCCAAGCATTGCTTGAGCGGCCGGCACGCAAGCCGGATGAATTGCCATCAATTTCGTTTCATTATTCATTTTCTGTTTGTAATCCGTTTGGAGTTAAAAGTTGCACGCGGTTGGGGTCGATGCCGGCGCTTCGTGCTGCATCCAATAAAACACGTTGTTCGTCGATGCGTTTTTGAAGTTCATCTTCCCAATGCAAACCCCGTTCGGCGTACAACTCCTGGAGTGTCGTTAGCCCAAGCTTGTAATCCTCGCGGGCGGCATTGGCATCGCGGCCGGCGTCTACGGTCAAACGTCGCGGGCCTTGGTAGTGCCATGAATACCAATCACCACTTGGCGGCATTGGTAACAAGCCAAGCTTGATTGCCTTGGCGATTCCATAACCGTCAATACGTCGCGCAATCTTACGAACTAAGCGTTGATTTTTTTCAATCGTCCGTTGCGCCTTTGCAGCAACTAAACGAACAACGGCGCCGCCAATCTTTGAAGGATCAAGCGAGAAATCAAACGGCCATTCTAAAGCTTGAAACGCGGCCCGCATGATTGTCGCTTCAAATTCTTGGGCGTTCTTACTTGGCCGATTCGATTCGACGGTTTCAATCTTCGCGCCCGAGCCCGCCCGGAAATAACGAATCGCGCCGCCCTCCAAAGTTTCGACCGTTGTATCAAGTTCGTTTGATTCAATCGTTTGCTCAATAAACGCTTCGGAGTCATCAGCAAGCCCGCTTTCGTTGTGTTCGATTAACGAAATTGACGCTTGGGCTTTTTGCGCGGTCAACTCGTATTGCCGCAATTCTTTGACATCTTGCAAGTCGGCAACAACGCCGGCCAATGGGGTTAGGCCGCGGTTTTGATCTGACCATTCGGGAAAGTAACAAAGCGAAAAATCAGTTGCAGAAATGCGCCGGCCGTTTGTGAGTTCGTAACCTATCGCCCGACCGTTTGCGTTTGTGATCACGCCGTTTGTGATCTGCCGGCCTTTGAATGGCCCGTCTGCAATGATGCCATTTGAACGCGAACCGATACGGTGAGCCGGCACCATTTGAACGGCGGGATATTTGCCACGCGATTCAGTCAACAAAACACCAATGTCGCCATCGCGTTTAATTCCGATTAAAGCCAAATAAAGCAATTCCTCGAAATCGGCACGGCCTTGAATGTCACAAACCTTGTGCCAATCTTTGAGCCAAGCTTCAGCTTCAACGCCCCATTCCTTGTCTCTGCCGACATATTGGCAAGTAAACGGCTGAACTGAATATGTCGCTTGTTCCAAAAGGGCGCCACGCACCGGGGCAAAGTTTCCAAACAACCATCGGCCGGCAGAAATCAATTGCTGATGCGTGCCCGTAGGAATCAACGCGGGCGTGTCTTGGGTAAGGCTTCGAATCGGATTACGAAAACGATGATTAACGTTTGTGTGATCGAACAAATACCCAAGTTTTTTAAAAAAGTTTTTAATCATCTGAATTTGGCAAATGTACGGGTTGATGCGTAACCGTAGGTTGCAGGGTCTTTGCGTTTTAGTGCGTAACGGCATTCCCGCAAAACCGTGTCAACTGGCAATGAAAACTGTTTGGTCGCGTTCCTTCCGCCGACCGAATAACTCATCAGCGTTTTGCCATCAGTCACAAGCGTCTTGGCTTTTGCCAAAATTGTTGTGATTTCAGATGTTGAAAAATCGAGAAATAAACCCTCGGCCATTTCCCGAGTTTAAGGATTTGGCGAACATTTCAAGGGCAATTGCGCCCCTCAAAAGGCAGGACGCCCGAGCTTTGACACTCGGGCGCTGGTAAGAAGTTAGAACCAAAACAATTTAACTATGAAAAAAGCGACTCCATAAAAAACGAAGTCGCTGACATCTCAAGGGGTTTTTTTACGGGGCCGGCCGCGTGGATTTTTACCGGGGGCAGGGGGTTTACTTGCGTTGGCTTTTGCTGCCGCCGCTTTGGCTTCGCTTGTGACGCTGCCCAAAATCTGACCAATGTTGATTGGCTTGTTGCAATGAGGGCATAAAATTGGTTTTTTCAATTTAATGACTCCAATTGCAATTCAACCGAATAAATTTTATCTCCGTCATGTCTCGATATTTTTAGAAAAATTGATTCTTTGTCTGCAATAGCTATTCCAAACTCGGAAACATCATAATTGACTCCAAACCTCTTAACATCATATCTGTTTTTTGTTGCCTTCCCTAAAAGTTTCAACGCTTGATTTTTTTGCACCTCCCCTACGGGATCTAACATTTGTTTCAAAATATCAATTCCGCCGGGAACGTATGCAAGCACGGTTACGCTATGTTCTGTTTTTTCTTTTTTCATTTATCCACTTCAACTTTTTTAATTACAGACTTGTAAAAATAAGTCTGTGCATCCTCTTGCACATCAAACCAATCTCCGCTTTTAAACTTTTCCCGCGCCTCTTTTATGCTGTGCGCTTTTACTTGATATGTTTTCTCGTAAACGATGTGGTCATCAACGCTCAATGTGTAAATTTTTTCTTTTTTCATTTGTTTATCCTTTTTGCACCCATCCAAGTTTGCCGTCATTGTTTTTAAATTTGAACCCTTTGCGGCCGATTGTTTTCAAATGCTTTTCGGCCGCTTCTTTTGTTTCAAACGCTTTTTCACTTGCAGGAAACCCGACCCCGCAATGCCTGTCTGTGTATCCGTAAACGTAATAATTTTGGCTTTTCATTTCGCCACTACCTTCCGAATACGCTGCCCGCTTGGGGTTGTGTGTACTTCGGTTTTTACAAGTCCCTTTTTTTGCAACGCGTCGATTGAGCGATTGTCTCGGTTGCCGCGTGAAAAATGGAAACCCTTGGCGGCAATGCGTCCCAAAATGTATTCCTGCAACTTGCCTTGTAACTCTGCTTGTGATGGTCTTTCGGTATTTTTCATTTTCGTTTTTGTGTTTTAATTTGCGTTAAACAGTTGCGGCTTGCGCTTTTTTCTTGAGGTCAAAATATGCGTTTATTGCATCCTCGGACAACCAAAAAATCGGCCCTGTTTGCCCCTCTGCCATGTCATCGGTGTCACAATACCCAATGCCTTTTTGTTCCATTGAGCTAATCAAGCCCGCCACTTGGTGATCATTCCAGCCAAGCAATTGTTTAAATTCTTCAGGCCCGCCGTTTGAGTAATTGTCTTCTAATTGACCAAGGCGATCATCGTCAATGTCGTCAGAGGAATCGTAATTTAAACAGCATTTAACCGCGGCCAATTCGTTTTTTGTGAATGTGATTTTTTTCATTTGTTTGGTTCCTTTCCAGAGGCGGCGCTTATGCGCTCGCCTTTGTTTGTTTGTATGAGTAGGAAACTTGCCAGTTTCCCTCGTACAGAGTGTAATTAACGCTCATAGGAAAGTTTTTGAAACCGGCCCAACGTGGTGAGGAAAAAGAACGTGAGTTGTTAAACCAAATATTAACAACTTGGTTTTTTGAAGTAAGAATAATGTGATCTAGGTTGATTTTCATTTTTGTTGTTGCTTGGGCTTATTCCCTCGCGCTGGAAACATTAAAACCCAACTGCTGGGTTTACGTCAATAAGAAAACTTAAAAAAATAAAAAAAGTAAACAATTCAATTTGTGTACCCTTTATCTGAAAAAAGGTGCAGAAATTGACAACGTTTAAAAATCTCGCAAAACGCGCCCCATCAAAGCCGCGACAACTTGCATACACTCACAATCCCACAAGTGATTTTGTCGTTTGCCGATCTTGCGCCATTCGTAAACGGCTTGCCCGGCTCGGTCGTGCCGTTGAACTTTGCGCTCGGAAAACATTTGCGCTTCATAGTCTTCGCCGGCTTCAGAGTATGCCAACCATTCAGCGCCCTTGCCGTCGCGCAAGTTTGCCAAGATGTCTTTGCAAGTCGGGTTCGACCAATGGAAAAGGGGAACGGTTTTGAGCCGGCCGGCTTTGCTTGTGCCTTGGCCGGGGTCGATTTGTATTTTTTGACTAAACGCCCGCTTGATCGTTTTGCCGTCTCGGCTTTTGTGCGTGAAGTCTTTGGCCGCGCCGCCTTTTAGACACGTCCAACCGTATTGATTGCACGCGGAATAAACCCGGTTGGCTGAATAGCCCGAGTCGATAAACAACAAATGTTTTTCAACCTTGTGTTCGATTCGTAACGCTTCCAAATCTTCAAAGCTTGTCGGCTTTGCCCAATGCACCAAACGGCTTTGCCCGTCTTCCGCCCATGCACGCACCAAAAAATAATAATGATCTTTTTGAACATCGACAGTCGCGAACCGATATTTTTCACCATCCCAAGGCCAAGCGTCGTCGTGCTTTGCCAAATCAATTTCGGTTTCTTCTTCCGATAACTCGGTTGACCAAGGCAACCCAAGCGATTCGCAACGAAAAGTTTTGAACGGTTCGACCGAGCCCACTTTCATCGCTGCCCGTGCCGCCAAAAACTCCTGCACCAAGTCGGCCCAACGTACCCACGGGGGAAGCAACGCCGACCATCGAAACGAAACCTTTTGCGTTGGCGCGTCCGGGTTGGTCGCTTTCCAAGTTCCCGAGTTGGCAATCTGTTTTCGAATATCAGGACGGTCAGGCAACTCGGCTTGGCACTTGGGGCACACATATCGGATCGTCGGGGTCAGGGCGTCAAAATCCCATTTGTTATCACGATACGTTGTTTCGTCAGTTACCCATTTCAGATTTTCAAATTCCAATTCGTGACGCTCGCCGCACTCGGGGCACGCGATTAAAAAAATGCGTTGGTCGCCTTCCTTGAATGCCCGATCAACGTGGTCATCAACATCGTTTGGCGTGCTGATTAAAACTTTACGCGCATTCCAAAAAGCCCGCGTTCGTTTGCTTACCATTTCGAACGCGCCGGCCGGGTAGTTTCGAACCTCATCAAGAAACAACCAACGAATCGGCTTTGATTGAAGTTTGCTTTGGGAGTTTGCGCCGTTGATGACTAATGGCATCGAAGCGAAATTAATTTCTAAAGTCGTTTTGCTGTGACGGTCTTCAGGGAACAAAGCGGCAACGGGGTCGCACGATTCAAGCGTTGGCATCAATCGAGTTTTGGCAAAAGTTTTAGCTTCGTCTTGCGCGGCTTGAACCCACATCGCCGGGCCGGGGTCTTCAGCAATCGCCCAAGCCAAAAGAATCATCACCATTTGCGTTTTCCCCGATTGCGCGGAACACATAATTGACAACTCGCGCACGCGGTTATCGGCGAACACTTCCATGGGTTCCATCGTCCAAGGCGCCGTTGTGGATTTGTACTTGCCGGGAAAAGGTGAGGTTTTATCGACCGTGATATTTTTTTCGGCCCAAAGCCAAGGGGCGTCCGTTGACCGGGGGCGGATTGCGGCTCGGGCTACTTGTTCAACGTAGGTCATGCCTTGTTGCAAAAATCAATCAATTGTTCCATCCGCCTTCGTAAAACGTCTTCAACTTCTTTTGTTGTTATGCGTTCCTCTTTGGCAATTTCGTTTATTGATTTTCCTTCCATAAAAGGCCAAGCAACAATTCCAATCGGAATTTCCTTATCTTCAGGAAAAACAAAACCTTTTGGTATTTTATAATTTTTCTTCATGCCCATTTTTCCCCGTTCAATTGTTCGAACGCCTCGCCCAACGCTTGCCGCAAATGCAATTGGATTTCCGCGGCCTTTTGTCCTTCAAGCACCGGGGGCGATTCAGCTTCCAGCTTGGTATAAAGCACCGACTTGAATTGCGCGATCATCCGCGTCAACTCGGTTTGCACTTCGCCGCGGGGTAACAAGTCGCCGCGCTTCACATCAATTTCGATCTGCAAAAGTTCATTCTGTTTGGCTAGTTTCTCGCGTTGCAATTCGCCGGCATCTTTAAATTGCCGACTTCTGGAATTGAGGTTGTTTGACTCAATAAACGTTTTCCACAAATTAACATCGTATGCGCCGCGTTTGCATTGTGGCGCCCCCGGAAGTTTGCGAAATGTATTGTAGCTGATTCGGCTAATGCCGATTTGATTGCAAAGTTGTTCGATAGTTGCAGTTAAGTTATTCAAATTTATTTTTATAGAGGTTCGACGGTCAGCACCGGAAACC